AAAAATATCTAATAAATCTACTGATGATGTCATACTTGCAGGCTCAGTAATGGATAAATTATCAGAGATAAGTGGGGAAATTCAAGTAATGTCTGCTAAACTAGACGGCAGAAAGATTGATTAATGAGAAATATACCTTTTAAAAGTAAATTTAATAATGACACTGATGACGGTTATTCAGAAATGATTGACATGTCTGGTGACAATGACTACCAACCAGATAGTTTTGACCCTTTAAAAAATAAACAAGATAAATATATTGGTGAAGATATAGACGACATCGTTCCTGGTGGCAAAGTAAACCGTGGTGGTTCTATTACTCCTGGACCTAATCCTAGTCCTACACAATATGGACGTAGTGCAATTACTGATTCAGGTAGAGTTGACTATGCAAAGCTAGATGAAATACCTTTTGAATCAGAACAAGTAAAAGCTATAGGTGCAGAACTTGCTGATGAAAATGCTATAGAAAGTCTTATAGATGCACAAATAGATAAGCTTGATGTAGCTATGAGAACAGGTGACACACCTGGAGTAATGAAAGCTGAAGGTATGATTAAAGGATATCAAGGTATGTTGTCTGATGCTATGGCTGTTACTAAATCTAAACAAGATACTTTTGGTGTATCTTATGAAACCGAAGCTTTAAAATCTAGAATACAACAAGCAAGTAAAGGTAAGCTCAGCGAAATGGATTTAGAATTAGCAGCTGAAGATGTAAGACCTAGTCCTAAAACACCTAAAGGTGACAGTTCACCAGGTATTAAAGGTGCATATGCACAGATAGACCAACAGTTATTACAAGAAAAAAAATTACCTAAAGCTAAAACAACAAAAGGTGAATACTCACAATCTAAATCTTCAATGTCTAAAATAGATATAGGTCAAGAACTTAATCAACCTACTGGTATAGATAAAGCTAAGATAGATAACACATCTGCTACATCAGGAAGTGTTAAAGATGTTGTTGCTGCAGGTCCTATAGGTCCTAAAAGTGTAGGTAAAAAACCTGCCATTAAAACAATGACTGGCGTAGATAGTAAAGGTAATATACTTCCTGGTAAATCTGCAGGAAATATTAATACTTCTTATTTTTTACAAGAAGATATAGCTAAAAAATCAATTCAAGAAGCTGAAGCAGAATTTAGTAAAGCAGTTGTTGCACCAGATGTAGCTGGACCTACGTCAACAGGTGTATCTGTTCAACAAAGAAATATTGAACTTGCTAGAAAAAGAATTACAGAACGTAGAGGACAAGTACCTAAAGGTAAATTTTCTGGTAAAAAAGCTAGTGGTAATGTAGTTAGTTCTGTTACACCTGATGCACCTAAACAAGTAGTAAGTCAAGCTTCTCCTACTGAATCTAAATCTTATCTAGAAAGCTATAACAAAGCTATCGCTGAAGGTGCTACACCTCGTAGTGCTAAAAGAGTAGCTGACCAATTAGAAAGACTAGGTAAAATTCGTGGACGTGGTAAGGGTAAAGGTAAACTTCTTACAACACTTGGTGCTGTAGGTATTGCTAGTATCATTGACAGAAATAAATAATGTTTGCGAGAAATAAAAGACAAAGAAAATCTGATGGGACGTTTAAAAAAGACGCGTGGTGGACTCCTTGGAATGACGCTTGGAGTTACAAAATGAGTAATGAATTAAAAGATATGATAGAAAGAACTTCCTGGACATTTGTCGAGGCGTTCATAGGTGCATTAACAGTTGCTCCTTTAGTTGGTGTAGATGCTGAAGTACTTCAGTTAGCTGCGTTAGCTGGTGGTGGTGCTGCACTTGCAGTTATTAAAACATATGCAAAGAAACAAATAACAGTTAGTAAGTAATATGCCAGCTCCTAAAACTAAAACAAAAATTCCTGTATGGGAAGATAGAAACCGTGCTATCAAAGGTACTAAGTTAAGTAAATGAAAAAAATATCTAAAGATATATTAGTTGGTGCTGGTTATTTAGGTCTTGGTAAACAAGAACTTAATAAGCGTATGAAACAACATACTGCTATTAGAGATAAAGCTATTGCTTCACATACTAAAGCTTATAAAGAACAAAAAAGTATGGAAAAAATGATTGGTCAATTTGGACAAGACCCTGGTTTTCCTACTGATGCTGCGTATAGAACTGCAGATAAAGCTTACAGTAAACAAAAAGCACAGCTTAAAAAAGCTGCTGACTTTAATCGTAAGTTACAAAACTTTAAAGCTTTTAATAAATAATTAACTGACACCTGAGTGTCTATCTAGATATCCTTCTAGTAGTTCTCTGTACGCTACCTTAGTACCCATAGACTGTCGTCCATCGTATATATCGTGATGCCACTTACATAGTACAGCTGTATTATCTACATTATATTTGCGTGCTTTGTTGCCGCCCATACCTATATCTTTAAGGTGTGCTAGCTCTAACCATTTACCACTGTCACAATTTGCCCACTCACAGACGTTTCCAGCTCGTATAAAGGCCTGTTCTCTTATTTGTGCTATGTCATTCATTAATACTGTACATAGTATATTTGAGTGTAATTTCTTCATTAGCTTTAATAGCTCTGATAGGATACAAATGATTAGTATATGACCCTTCATGTCGTATTACTTCACAGTTAGGGTCGTCACTATGGTTAATAAAACCACCTAATGGTGTACGAAACACTTGACCTCTTTCATCAATAAAGACATGAGTTACACCAATACTTGAATCTAAATCACGTATAGCCCTGATAGTAAACAGACCTAGACCTTCTATCTTGCTAGGTTGTATAGTTAAATACTTAGGTAAAGGTCTGTATGTAGGTACATTATCCATATACTGTTAAGTATTTTCCTGATGGCATATCCCATGTGTGCATAATGTCATTCCATCTAACTTTATTTTCTTTTGATGAACCTTCATAGGTTACGTTTGATACCATCATAAACAATTGTGTACTACATTTACCATTGACTTTACCTATGCTAGACTCAGCCATACCAAACAGTTTATCAATATAACGTAATGTATTTTCTGTAACTTCACCCATATCTTTAGCTGTCTTAGGTCTCATAGCAAACTGTATGTCTGGCATCTGTTCTCCATTACCTACAGTTACACGTCTAGGACATAACTTTGAGTTACGTATAGTTTCTATATCATGAGTTAGTTTTACTTTTATATTTAATGTTTCTCTATCTATAGTGTATGATGCCCAGATAGGTACATCTTTGTCTGTTAAACCTAGTAATCTTTTACCACCAAATTTATTTATTTTTGTAGCTAAATCTTTTTTACTTTGTTCCCAAGCTCTAAACTTTTCTCTATCACTTTGGTCTGTTGTTGCATTCCTAGCTTCTTTAGATGCAAATGCTTTAAATGTATTTCCCATAGTTATTCCTCCTCTAATCCTGCAAGATGAAAGTTGTAATCTTTTACAAATTTTTCCATCAAGTATCTTAATGCTATTGTGTCAGGTGCTACGTTAAACGTGTCACTTCCACATGCTTTACTAAATCTCTGCGCCCATACTTTCATATAACGCGGATGATTAAATATATTTATATTTTCTATATCTAATTTTTCTTTTTTATTCACCAAAAAACTCCTCGTTTATTTCTTCTTCTAATTCATCTATACAACTAGAACAATATTTAATAGCATCCCAACCGGTGTAATAACTTTTACTACACAAATGACATGTAAGATTTTTCACAATATCTATATCTTTTTTGTGTCTATTTAATATTTTTTGGTATTGTTTATACATCATAGTTTCCTTTCCAACAATGTTTACTAGAGTTCCAGTGATGCCAGCCATCATTGTAGACTAGCCAAGCTGCGTAACGTGTAGTAACTTCTGGATTATCTCTATCACCTATTATATTAAGCTTTTGTTTTAACCAAGACCAAGTGTTGTCATTAAATTGCCAGAGTCCAACGTCATGCGTACCATCTTTGTTAACTCCTATCACTGTAGGTCTACCGCTACTCTCGCAGTATATAACTTTTGCAGCACGTATGACGTCTTCATCTTTAAAATAACGTTTTATCGTAGGTAGCCAATCTTTAACAAAGTACACCATATAATTTGTTTCTCGGCACTCACGATACTCAGTCATTTCAACAGGTGTCGGTACTGTTACATACAGACACGCTGCTAAAACAAATTCTATCATTAGCTAATGGTAGTTCTAGTAGGTACTTTGGTGCAGTAGTAACTGACAAGTCCCTTAGTTTTAGTTTGC